TTAATATACTTTTCCTGAACCAACGGTATAATCCGCATCGATAAAATCATCGGGTCCCACCTGGTAATACAATTTACCCTTAATTTCTCTAATATAATCAGCGCGCCATTTAGTCCCAGTTTTAAACTTGCTGCGGGTCCCAACGTTACCAGCTCCAAAACTGTTAGTACTGTCAATGCCATAGCCCACCGCGTAATTGATCGTGCAGATAAACTGCTGATCAGTAAATGCCTGGGGTACAAATTCATGGTCTGACAACTCGTAGTGTGCCTGGTTGTTAATGATGCGAATGCTGTGTGACCGCCATTGGGTCCCGTGCTTGAATTTGTAGCGGCTTCCTGCAATACCCTTGCCATCCGCGTCAACGGCATCAATACCATACCCCGGATAATAGTTGATGGTCACCACATTAAACTCAGGTTTGCTATTGACCACATCCACACCGCCATAACCATTCAAAATCCAATTGGCCAGTGTCTGGTTAGATACGCCCCATACCGGCTGAAGGTAGCTGATAACCGGGTCAATGTGGTCGCCCCAAATTTTAGCCGTGACCCAGGCATGAGTTTTAACGCCGGCATCATACATACCACCAGTATCTAAAGTTTTTGGAATCCCAAACTGGTCGCAATAACTGCGAATTAACCCAACATAGGCCGCCATGTCTTTTTGAAATGTAGCTTTATCATAGGTCCGGGCTAATTCGATTTGGGCCGGCGCATTCGCATTGGCAAAACTGCCAGCCCCCCATGAAACATACCCGGGTTCTCCAATTCGATAGATCTTTCCACCATCACCAACGATATCCGTGGTATAGGCATTGCCCCAGTTGCGGTTCATGTAAATTGCGTTGTTGATTGCCGGGCTGTTGTTAACGCCAATCTCATGAATAATGATAAAACGCTTATTGGCCACTTGGTTAGTGCCCTGTCCGCTTCCCAGGGCATATTTATAATTAATGTCCATCGGCATCGTTCCCCTTGTACTCAGTTGCGCCCATCGGTGTGGCTGTTGGCTTGTTTAATTCTGCGGTTTTAGGTGGGTCAACTTGTTCCGGTGCCGTCGTGCCAAAGGCTGTTTTAGATAGGCCTTTGAATCCATCGAACAGGCCACTTGTAAAGCCACCAACCAAAAGACCGGTAATGGCACCACCCAAGTAATTAGAATCTTTAGATACTAACATGGCCACTACCCCGATAACGGCACCAACCGCCATTGAAATCCATGGCATATATTTATTATGAAAATTGCCTTGTTTAATAGCTTGGTTCACGGCGTAATTGATTGCCACCATGATCAAGATTTCTCCGGTGCTTGCTAAATTTAAAGCTTGAATAAAGTCCATATTTTAATTGCCTCCATTTTTGAGTTGTTCCAGTAATTTTGTAAGTTCTTCGTTTTGGGCCTTTAAACTCAACACTTCTCTTTCTAATTCATTGATCCGTGTATTGGCAGTTTTGGCTTCACTAAGGGCGTTTGTGAGTTGAGCTGCTAATGAGGGTAAACTTTCAATCTCAGCACTCTTACGGTTTGAGCGGCTGGTCAAATAAGTCCCCCAGATACCTCCGGCCGTGGTCACAAGCACCCCCACTAACACCCATGCTTCATTACTCATTTAATCGCCGCCCTTATTCCCAGCTTTCCGTATTTCATCAAGCTTCTTTTTGATTTCACGAGTGTCAGATTGTCGGTTCCTGTGTTCCCCGCCGGTAGCGCCATAACTAAGAATACTAACAGCTGTAATAAAGCATATTGAGGCATAAAATCCCCAGTTCTGTATCTGTTGGTCATGCTGTAAAAAAGCTACACCAAATAACAACCACAACGCTGTATTGAGCCCTGCAACTATGGGCCCGGCCCGAAACCAGCTAATGTCCCAAAGTGCCACGGTAAACGTATAAGTGGCGATGGCAAAGATAATAGCACAGCTTAGCGGGTCATCGAGATAGGACAGGATAACCCAGCGTATGGGAGGATGGTCAAAAAACGAGTTTGACTGCAATAAAAATACCGCCAGCGCATAGTCTAAAAGGGCGGTAAAAATCCAAAATTGGTTCTTATTGTAATGTCGTATAAATTTATTGACGCTTTTCATGATTGCCTCCTATCTGTACGTGGTGACTGAGTTGATCGTGACATTCCCATTACCGGCCAAGTAGACCCCGGTCACACTAAAATCTAAGGTATAAGCACTTCCCGACTGGGTAACTTTTACCTTTTCGCTCAATCCCAAAAAGCCACCCATGTCAAAAGTTATCGTAGTCCCATGGGGGTTGGGCATTTTAACCGCCCAGTTGTTGTCGGCTACCTTGGTCATGGTCGCCCCATTGTCCACTTTCGTACTGGCCCAGTTCATGGTGCTGTAGATATTGACCTGTATGCCGGTGACTGAAGCCAGAGAAGCCGCGTTGATGGGTCCCGTGGTCAGGGAACCCCCACTGGTACTGGTCCAAGTTGTTGGGGTGTTAAAAAGTGTTAAAGTATCAAACCAGATAAGGCGGCCACCAGCATACAGCTTGGCGATGGGTTTGCCCACGGTCATCAGGCCTTTAATCTTTTCAAAGTCCATATGATCACTACTCCTTTATAATGCCAATGAACAGGTATTGAGACTTCTGGTCTGCGGGCATCGCATCGTATTGGGCTTGCGTTCCAGTCCAAGATAATTTGCTGAGGGCAGTGGTCATAATGGCTTTGACTTGATCCCCACTTTGATACCCACGGGCATTCAGGTCAGTGGTCCGCACGTATGGGCTTAAATCAGGAGTAGGCACGGTCAAAGCAAGGTTACCAGCGGCATCAGCTTTAACAACTGTACCGCCATTAATGGTGGCCGATTTGACAAAGCCCTCAATGCTTGGCGTATCACCTTTAGGTCCTTGCAGACCGGTGTCGCCTTTCAGTCCTTGGGGACCCGTTAAACCGGTATCGCCCTTTGGTCCCTGTAGCCCGGTGGCACCTGTATCACCTTTGTCGCCTTTCGGTCCTGCGATAGAACCACCAGGATTCCATTGACCACCCTTAGCAAAGTAAAGGTTGCCGCTAACGCTATAGATCAAGCCATCAGCTGGGTTTTTTGGTAAGTCCGCAGTGGAAGTGGCGACCCCATCAATGTGGAGGCCGTCCCCCCGGTCACCTTTAAGACCGATGTCGCCTTTATCCCCTTTGTCGCCTTTAGGCCCTAGAATATTAGCGCCGGTAGTCCCAAAGTAACCAATGCCAAGCGTGACATACCAGCAGACATAAATATCACCCCGGTGGATGGTCTTGTCCCCCACGTGCATATCATCGGCAAAGATAACCAGGTCACCGCTAACAGCACTATCCAGATTAGTGCCTGTCGTGCTGATTTCGGCACGAGCATCGGTCAAGTCCGTGATTTTTGTATCCCTTGCGGCGATATAAGTCTTGGCCTTGTCACCTTTGTCACCCTTGTCACCTTTCAGGCCTTGGGGACCAGTGGGACCGGTGTCACCCTTTTGGCCTCTAGGCCCGGTATCACCAACGTCACCTTTAGGGCCTTGGATGCCTGTTTCACCCTTAGCACCTTGAGGCCCGGTGTCGCCCTTTACACCTTGAAGTCCGGGATCACCCTTGTCTCCTTTATCACCTTTGGCACCCACAACGATCCCACTTGATAACCATTGGCCGCCTTTGGCAATATAGAGGGTCCCGTTTACGTTATAAATCTGGCCGTCTGTTGGCGTTTTAGGTAAGTCCGCAACAGTAGCAGCGGCGCCATCGATATGGAGGCCATCACCACGGTCACCCTTATCGCCCTTAGCGCCTTGGGGGCCTAACAAATTAAGTGAATACATATAACGGCGGGCCTGGTACTTCCCTTCGTAAATGCCTGTAGCCCAGTATACATCGCCACGATGGATACTTACCCCATACTCAGCCCGAACAACGTCCTCAACAAATATAAGAAAATCATAGGTTTTTGCGGAAGCTATGGCCCATCCTTTATCCATAATATTTACGGCTCTTGGTGTTTGCTCAACAATTATATTTCCGAGAATATTATCTCCGTAATAAACGGCCGTCCGATCCCCTTTATCACCCTGATCACCTTTAAGACCTTGAGGACCAAGTGGTCCGGTATCACCCTTCAAACCCTGGGGCCCAGTCAAACCGATGTCCCCTTTAGGTCCCTGGATCCCAGTATCACCTTTATCACCCTTAATCCCTTGGGGGCCCATTAGACCGGTGTCGCCTTTATCTCCTTTAGGTCCAATTAAGCCGGTATCACCTTTCAAGCCCTGGATCCCTGTGTCGCCTTTGTCACCCTTATCGCCTTTGGGGCCAACGATAGGACCGCCGTCTACATACTTGAGCTGTTTAACATCCCAATACCAGATACGGCCATCGATTTGATAGGCTTCTCCACCAACCCCAGTTTTGGGTAGGTTCGCCGTGCTGGTCAGTTGACCGGTCAAGGCGATACCTGTACCGGCGACCCCCTGATCACCTTTATCACCCTTGTCACCTTTTACGCCCTTAAAGGCGGGGTTGTTTGGGGCGCTGGTCAATAATTCTTCAGTTCTTCTCCGAACTTCTAGGGTTTCAGCTGCCATATTATGGGCGCTTGTGGCAGCAGTGTTAGCGATTGAAGCTGCGGTGTCGGCTTGGTTCGCACTATTTCTTGCGTTAGTAGCCGCCGCGTTGGCACTGTCTGTAGCCGTTTTGGCTAAAGTCGTTTGAGTGGCCGCGTCGCTGGTTGCTTTAACGGTATCAGCCTTAACTTTATCTAAACCCGTGTGAGCGTCATCAGCACTTTTGGCCGCCCGGTTCGCGTTATCGATTGCTGTATCCAATTTTGGTTTTCGGTCATTCCAGCCCTTATCGATTTCGCTAAACTTATTCCGGCTGTCCTGTAAAACGTCCCCAGCGGCTTTGTTTTGAGATTTGATGTTATCAATGATCACTTCGGCATCTGTAATGTAATTATCAGACTCCTCCGCAGACCCTGCCTTCCGCAACACAGAAATTTGAAAGTTGCTGGTTGATTCCTGGTAACCAACAGTAAAATAGGCTTTGGTAATAGACCCAGCAGACTGATAAATCTCATCAGGAAAATGATAATTAAAAAAGCCAGTTTGACTGGCTTCCGTGAAGTGTGCTGTATTCTTATCTGCGATAAGCTTACCGTCAGGCTTTTCAGCATAGAATGCTTTGGGCGTACTGCGTACATCTTGCACCGCAAAGTTAGCCGATAGTTGAACTGGTAAGACCTCACCCTTATCTCCCTCTCTGATTTTTAACCGAATGGGATTAAAGGGCGCGGCCTTGTTCGTGTCTAAATAGATCTGGTCTAATGCCATGGCTTAAACCTCCTCGACTTTATCCCTAAAATCAGAAATGTCTTTCTTAACAGCGACCTTATTGGCATCATAAAGTGTTCGGTCCTGAATTTGTTCGTTATAGGAGCTTGTCCCATCTTCACCAATGGAGTAATAAAGATTGACCACTGGTTTATCGTCTACGCTGACCGTGCCGGTATAATTTGTGTTCTTAGTTGTTTTCAGACTCATCTTTGTCGGCCTCCTGTTTTAGTTTTTCATTTTCCTTTTGCAATGCTTCAATTTGAGCAGACAATTGAGCTTTTTCGAATATCGCCTGGCCAAGCTGTAAACTCAATTCTTGAATGGCTTTCGCTGTTACTTTTTGTTCAACGTAGTTATTATCCATCATTTACCTCACTTATTATTTCTGATTTGGTTCAAGATGTAGTCCCGCAGTTCATAGCCTTTATACATAATGGAATCAGCTACCAAGCCACGCCCCCCTGCATTTATGACCCCAAAACTATCAACCTGTCCTGTAAACTTGGCAACGCCGCCATTGGTCAATTGAAATTCCGGTGTAGATATACCGTACTGACCAGATATCATTGTGGTTCTTCCGCCTGCACTTAAACTGATCGTAGAAGAACCAGATAGGGTTGAACCGTTTATGGTAGTCCCCTTTATCTCGCCGCCGCTTATAGTAGACCCCTGTATATCAATAGCGTGAATCTTGCCTGATACGATTTTCCCAGCATCTAAATTGGCAATGGCTGCATTATTAATGGCACCGTTTTCTATATAAGTTTGCCCGGTAATACGAATATTTGAACCACCTAAATACACATTCGAACCGTTAAGGTATAGATACCCACCACTAGTAGATAGCTTGATACTATTAACTTTTTGCGTGATTTGAGAAGACAAGTTATTGGTCGTGTCCGTAATTTTGCTATCAAATAAATTACTCATCTGGGTAAATCTGCTGCTAGTGTTATTGGCGTTATTCGTCACGGTTGATTGCAGCCCATTAAAGTTAGCTTTAACAGAAACTATCTGCTTGCCATTGTCGGAAACAGCTCTAAACAATTCCTGGGCATTGGCAAAGCCCGCAGCCTTTATTTGAGCTTCAGTCTCCTTGTCACTGGCTTCCATCTCAGCCCTAAGCTTTTCATCAAAGCCCTTGGGGAACAATTCGACCCATTTACCATTTACATATTTATACATAGTAACAGCACCATTGCTTAGCGCGCCTTTGAACCACATATCACCTTCTTGAAGGTTGCCAGTGGGTTGAGAATCGCCGTAATAGTTTTTACTCCGACCGTTGGCACTAGTCAGCGCGAATTCTTGATCATCCTTGGAGGACTCTTCGATTTTCTTGTCCGTTTCTTTATCAATCGTGTCTTTAGTATCATCGATTTTTTTGTTAGTCTCATCTTGCTGTTCTTGTTGTTGCTGTTTTTGGGCAACAAAGATGTTACGTTCCACGCTACCCACTGTAAAATCAGTAACTTCACGGTTCAGGCAGTCAAACTGCCGGGTAATGATCTGTAATTTTGCTAGATATTTTAAGCGGTGGTTATAAATCTGAACGTAATCAAAAAGACCAACGTTATCAAAGTCCTCATCAACTAATAAAGGCCGGATAGTAGCCGTTATCTTGGGCTTGTCTATTGGGTTCTTGTCAAAATAGCCCACGGTGTCGGCTTGACTGTCCACCTTGATAGTCTTGCCACGCCAATAACCGTAATACTTAAAAGGGTCTTTGCTGATAATGGGGCGGCCGACTATTTCTTTGTTACTTTCGTCAGCTCCCTTATCAGGATTTTGCCACACGGGGATCACCCGGTTGATTATCTCGTCATAGGTGTATTTTATCTGGAGGCCCACCGTGTTCTTGTCATCTCTTAAGGTGATACCAGAATCAGCACCACGCTTTTTCAGAAGTTTCCACACGCCGTTATCGTATTGGACTTCGCCCTTTACCATGGCCACCAAACGGTTTAAAAAATCCCCAAAATTGTTGAATTGGTCTTCAACTTTTATGTTGTCGGGGATATCCGTTACCAAAGACGCCCCGCTAGGCCATTGGGGTACCAAAGATTTTGCATAGTTCAACACATCATTAACGCCGCCAGACCTGACAATGTTGCCACCGTTATCAAAGGGTAAATTAAAAAGACGATAAGTTAAGGATTGACCATAAACCGTCATCGTTCCCGCATCGTCGTCTAAATAATCATATATTTCAAAAATTTGATACGCGTCTGTGTTGACGCTGACCGGTACCCTAATTAGGTTCGTATCTTTTAACTTGTCAGCTAAAGGCCCGTCAATAGGGTAGGTCAATTCTAATTCATATTTGATGTTGCCATTTTCTTCTGCTGATTCTGTTGTTGTTGCTGAATAGGTATCAGCCAGAATGCCGTATCCTTGACCAACAAACTTGGTTGTATCTTTAGGATACAGCGCAATAGCAGTTTGTTTGCTCAAGTCGCTCGCCTCCAGAGTCTTGGGATGATATCAAAACTGCTTGCTGTTGTGGTGATGGTATTTTTACCTGGTTGCAGTACTGGAAAATCTAATTCCTGCATAACATTCAACTTTGAAACTTTTAAGCTTTCACTATCCAGTTCAAAGGGGTAAGGCATGCCCACAAAGGTAAATTGACTGTCATTTATTTTCAAACTCACATTGCCGCTGCCCTTTAAGATTATCTTGGGCTTGGCTTCATATTTTGTCGGATTAAAGATCATCAGGTTTTGTCCTGCGTGGATCGTATTTAACGTGTTGTTCATATATTTATAAGGAAAAACCGAAAACTTGACGGTAGCCGTGACCGCTCTGACCATAGACCGGGTATTTTCAAACTCAATTGAACTTGTGACCATGACTTTATAGGTATACTGCTCATCATAATAGGGAACAAAATCCCCGTATTCCGCCAGGTCAAACCACTCTGAAATGGCATCGATCATCGTGTCATCCGGCCGGGTTAAAAACACCAAAGACAACTCAATTTCTGAATTTACATAAGTACCCCGGTCCCGGTAGCGGGTCCCGCTACGATTACTAGCCGTGGCATCGGTCAACTGCCTGACCGGTGTTTGTCTGGTGGGCCGGTGCTGGATATACATATCAAAGTCACGGCTGGAAACGCCATTTAAATAAAATTCTCCTGGTCTCACTTAAACACCCCCCAGATTGCCACGTTTTTGAGCCCGCTGTAATTCAACTGCCAACACATTGGCCCATTTACGTGCAGTGGCCGTGTCTAAAGAACCGTAAACAGTTAAGTTGATAGTCGTTGCCGTACTTGAATCAGAGGCATCCGCGATACCTTGACCAATTGCCGCTAAAGTGTCTTTATTCAGGGGGATAACCCCTTCTGGGCCAGCTTCACCGCCCACGGATAGATTGTTACCATTACCAGAAAATACCGTTGGTTTGGTCAAAATACCGCCTTTAGCGTACCAGTCAATGCCAATGCTTGGAATGCCTTCCCCCTTGATCCAATCTAAGGGGTTAGCCGAACCACTGGCAGTAAAGTGAGGTAATGGGATATGTGGCCAAGTGATTTTAAAATCAAAGAAACTCTTTATCCGGTCAATCACATCCCTTACCAAGTCCTTGGCCCCATTGATAGGCCCGGATATTGCTTCTTTGATGCCATTCCAAACACTTTCGGTTGTGGACTTGATGCCGTTCCAAACGTCTGAAATCGTAGACTTCACGGTGTTGATGGCGTCAGAAACACCAGACTTTATCCCGCTCCAAACGTTATCGATGGTGGACTTAACACCATTCCAAATATCTGAGGTCACGGATTTAATGCTATTCCACACATCGGAAACGGTAGATTTAATGGCATTGAACACTGTACTGGCTGCGGCCTTTAAGCCGTCCCAAACCCCGGATACAACGGATTTAATACCGTCCCAAATTGAGGAGGTCAAGTCTTTAACGCCATTCCAAACACTGGTTATAACATCTTTGACCGCATTGATGGCCGTACCAACAACGGATTTAATGCCGTCCCAGACTGTTTGAATGATACCTTTGATATCTTCCCAGACAGCACTCCAGTCGCCCTTAATGGCATCTGTGATGGTCTTGATGATACCAGCCACCACGCCGATGGCCGTTTCTACGACCGTCTTGATTATGTCCCAGGCGGCCTCGAACACGGCTTTAACGGCGTCCCATAATCCACTGAAGTAATCTTTGATGCCATCCCAGATGGTTTTAGCCGCTGACACGATACCGTCCCAAACAGGCGTTAAGAAAGCCGTGATGGCATTCCACACTGTTTGGAAGTAAGCAGAAACCCCATCCCACAAGGTACTGAAAAAGGTACTTAGCCCATTCCAGATTGTCTGGGCAATGTTCACGATACTATCCCAGATAGGGCCTAACACGGCGGCTAAATTGTTCCACACCGTGGTAGCAACTTCCACAATACCATTCCATAAATTCGTAAAGAACTCGCCCAAAGTCCCAAATAATTCTTTCAGGGCATCCACCACTGGGGCAATCAGCGTTGTAAATCCCTGCCAGGCCGTTGTGGCCACATTTACGATACCGGTCCAGAGGTTTGAGAAGAACTCGGTGATACCGCCCCAAACCTCCTGGACCCCATTGACCGCATTCTTAACGGCATTTGACACCGCTTCCCATACAGTCTGGGCAACTTCTTTGATACTTTCCCAGGCCTGCTTCAACCAATCAACAAATTGGCTCCAGAGTTGTCGGCCTGTCTCGGTCTGCGTGAAGAAATAGACCAAAGCCGCCACCACTGCCGTGATAGCCGTGATGATCAAACCGATTGGGTTGGCATTCATCGCCAGGTTCAAGGCTTCCATGGCCCCGGCGCCGCCTTTAACGGCGGTAGCAAAGGCCGATACGGCGGTTACGATACTGGACACTATGGAAAACGCTTTGAATGCCGCAACTGCCGCAGTAACACCAACCGCGATAGTCTTGAAGACATCGGCGTGTTCGGCAACGAACTTTAAAACTTCTACTAAGATTTTTAAAGCCCCGACAACACCATTGCTGATATCACTGATCAGCTTGGTCATGTTGGCTTTGCCGATAGCTTCAATGATTTGTTGAATACCATTTACAATATTGGCTTGTAAACTACCAATGGCCCCCTCAAAGGTACTGGTGGAAGTGGCCGCCTTTTTAGCACCATCATTCATCCCTAACTGGGTTACAGCTTGGTTGAATTCATCGGCTGAAATTTGGCCCTTCTCCATGGCTTCCCGGAAATTACCAGTATAAGCACCATTTTTCTTCATGGCCTCTTGTAAAGGCCCACTGGCACCAGGGATAGCATCAGCCAATTGATTCCAGTTTTCAGTGGTCAGCTTACCAGCCCCAGCAGTCTGCGTCAGGACCATAGCTACTGATTTAAAAGTGTCTTGGTTCCCGCCGGCAACAGCGTTCAAGTTTCCCGCTGCTTCGGTCAGCTGTTCATAGTTTTTGACCCCGTTAGAGGCCAGCTGGGCAGTGGTATTACTTACCGTCTGTAAATCATAAACTGTATCATCAGCATACTTTTTGACGGCTTTGGTTACCTTCTCGATTTCGGCATCACCAATACCAGCAAACTTCATGGTGCCTTTGAACTTATCAATAGCATCTGAGGCTTCCGTGGATTGGTGGATCAAGTCGCCAATGCCACCAGTCAGCGTTGACATGGCCTGGGCACCGGCGCCCGCGATAGCACCAAGAGACAGTTTATCCTTAAAATTCGCAAAAGCTGAACCAGAGCTTTCAGATTTCTGGGATAAGTTGTCTAACTCTTTGGTAGTCGCTTTAAGGCCTTCAGGCGTCCCATCAAATTTATCTAAAGCATTGGCTAATTGGCCTAAGTCGCCTTTAGCTACACCGGCCTCTTGGGCGATTTTTTGAAAGGCCTGATTCAACTGTTCACTGCTGGCCTTGCCTTCTTTAATGGCATTAACTAAACGATTACCCAAGGCATCGCGATAGTCATCAATGGACCCACCGGTAGCTTTTAATAAGGTCTGCAAGCGTTGTGTGGATGTTTCATACCCAGACTGGGCATTTTTAGCTTCGTTCAATTGGCCTTTGTAAGAAGCCAGCTTCCCTTCAGTGGCAATAAGCTCCCTTTGAAAAGCCCGGTACTTGTCTTCTCCCAGATCACCACTGGCAAACTGAGCTTCAACTTGTGCCTGGGCTTGTTTTAAAGTATCCAATTTTTGACTGGTGTTTTGAACTTGCTTGGCCAGTAATTCTTGCTTTTGGGCAATCAAGTCGGTATTGCCAGGATTGAATTTAAGTAAACCATTGACTTGTCTAAGCTCGGTATTGACAGACTTTGTACTTGATTCCACATTGGATAAAGCCTTATCAAGTTTGGTCGTATCGCCATTGATCTCAATCGTGATACCTTTAATATTTCCTGCCATCTTGTATATCTCACCTCACTTATTAGTTATTTTTAAAAGGCGTCAAAGTCTGCCTGTGATGCCATCCTGACCTTGCCGCGTTTTTCCTTGCGGTCTTTCGGGCTGCTGGCCTCAACATATTCAGCCATAAAATCCAGCGCCTGCCCAATACTGATCTGACTCATTTCATCAACGCTTAAGCCCATCTTTTTACAAATGAATAAAAATGAATCGGTGTCTATCTGATCATCAGATTGGTCAGCGCTGTCTATTTTTTTGTCGTTTGTAAGGACTGAACTAATAGGTCTTGAATTTGTGGCATGACCGTTTCAAGTTCTAGGGATTCATAACGGCTAAAGAATTCGATTGGTTCGGGGATCGTTGGGTTGGCATTTTTAGCCAGGGCCCAGACAAAGTTCCATAAGACCGTCAAGTCAATCCCGTCAATGTCTTCAGCAGTGACTTCTTGGCCTTCCTTGAAGCCACTGGCCAACTGCATCATATCCGCAAAGAAATCTTTGTGAAATTGGTTTTTATAGATGAGCGGTGTAGCCGCCGTGCTTCTTAATTTAACTTTCTTTTTGCCGAGTACAATTGTTTTTTCCATGAGTTTTCTCCTTTATATGAATAGGAAGGATGAAAGCCGCCCGCTATGCGTATTGTTTATTTCGGTGGCGACGAAAATATTTACTACGCTTTTGGTGCTGGTGGAGTACCGGCGCCAGAAAAGACTGGGGTTTGAATCGTGGTATACCATTCATCAAAAGCCTTTTGCGTTGTTTTCGTGGTGGTCTTAGCTTTTGCGTAATGGGTATATGGGTCCGGGGCAGCCGTGAATTCCAATTCATTGGTATCCGGGTCAGTTTTATCTTCTTGGGTATTCCCTTCGATAGTCGGCCGGGTCGCAGACACATTGTATAAAACGTGTCGGGTCGCAGACACATCACCGTTAAATTCAAAGGCCATACCGAAGTTAGTTTGACGGTTATCCGTGGATTCAACTAACAACCCATTATCATCGTACTTATCGCCTAAAATCTTCTCACGGAATTCGTCGGTGATCAGGGCCACCGTCAACTTCCCAGTGTAGCCCTGGTTACTGATGGCATCGTAGAAATCGATATCATCCGCATAGAATGCGTTGATTTCACCGGCAGGTTCTAAGGAAACTGTTACGCCGCCACGTAAACGGAACGGCACATCATATTCTAGCTTTTCGCCATTGTCGGCTTTAACCGGAAAAACGTGTACGTTCTTCAAGCCAAATTGAACTTTGTTTGCTTGTTTTTCCATTGTCAATTCACTCTCCTAAACTTATCGTATAAACTTTTTCATAGAATTTTTCTGAACTTATCCAGATGTCCTCACCCGCCGTATAAATAATCCCTTCAGATTCAAAAAAATCCTCAATCTTTTTTTCAAGATTGGGGTCTTTTCTCTCAAAGTAATATTCAACATTGTAGTTGCGAACTTTATAGTAGTGCTTGCTGTCGGCCATCATGTCGTTGTTATAAGTCTCTAATACAACGAAGTAGGGCAGTTTTGGAACGTGGCCGGTTTGCCAGGCACCATAGGTAACGGGCAATAACACCTTCAACAAGTTGATCAACTCACTTAGCATTATCGATCACCTGCTTAGCTTGTTTGGTAAATTCGTTGATGGCAAAAGTTTCCGCCGGCTTAATGTGGGGGAATGCCTGAGACCGGCCACCGTTGCGCAAAGCATGGCCGAATTCCAAAAGGTGCGACAGTTGGTAATGGCTTTTGTTATAAACCACTTGGCCATTATCACTTTTCTTAAAAGCCCAATCAGCTGCATACTTCCCGTTCTTCCTTGGGGATCGGGCCCGTACCATTTCAGCGGTTTCCTTGGCAACGTTTTTCTGGGCTTTCACCAGGCCGTCCCTCACCTCATCGGCGTAGCCATTCAAGATGGCTCTTAAATCGATTTCTTGACTAGACGCCACCGCGATCACCTACCTTGGTTTCAACATAAAGCTCCATTTCATCGTTAGACATTTGGTAAGTTCTAATGATGTAGTAAATATCCTCCCCCACTTGAATCTTTGGCTCACCGCTGTATTCAAAGGGATGGATAACAAATAACTTATTCGGTCTTATACCGGCCTGAGCAGCAGCATAAAACTCATAACGCTGAATCTGTTTTTCATAAGATTGAACGGTGGTCCGTTTTTCATTATTGACTGGGTTGCCAAACTCATCAGTCTCACTGCGTCCAGGGGCGATCAGGTCAATATCTAGATCCCAAGTTTTTTCAGCCATCTTTATCACCCCTTTGGTCATGGACCAGGAGATTATGCAGACGGTACTTCAAGTTACGTGGTGGGATACCCTCGCCCCGATTGCGATAACGCCAAGCCGAATAGTCAACCAAGAACATCAAATGAGTCTGGTCACTTTCATCAAAATCAATACCTTTTTGATTACTCAATTCGTCTTGAGTACTTTTTAAGATGGCATTTAAATACTGGTCCCGGGCATCAGTTGTGATACCTAAGTTGGCTTTTAACAAGGCTAACTTATCCATTTAATCACCACCCTATTTTTCGGCAGTTACCGTAATCGGCACCTTGCTATCATCTGTTAATGTGGCCGTCCCACCCGTAATGGCACCAGCACCGTCCTTGGTCAAAGCGATGGCTTTGATGGTTGGGGCAGTGGCGCTGATAACACCTTTGTCATCAGCGGTGATCGTTTTACCATCAAGCTTCACCACGCCAGACTTTTCAGTTGTGGCAAATAAATAAGACTCCCTAAACAGGTCTCTTAAAAGCATTTGGATATCGACTGACCGTGAGGCAGGAGAACCCGGGTATGTGGTATCCATTAACTGGAAATTTTTTAGTACGTAATCGTTGTTTGCAGTCGTGCGAAAATCAACAACCATAAGGTCAAACTTTATAATATTTTCAAGTGAATTATCCCGTGTTTCAATTATGGTAGGTATTCTTAACTTAGCAGTTTTAACATTGTCTTCGGCATCAGTGTATTGTACTAACAAAGATTTGTCTGGTAGCACACCATTGGGAATGTCCATCACATCAATCAGGTCTATCTTATCAACGCTTTTAACAGTATCAGGTTCAATACCCATTTGTGTTAAATCAAAGGACACACCGCCACCGCCAGTACCAACACCATCTTTACCGGGTGATCCCTTATCACCCTTGATACCTTGGGGACCTGGGTCGCCTTTGTCTCCTTTGGGACCAGTTAACCCGACATCTCCTTTAGGCCCTGGATCACCTTTATCCCCCTTGGGACCAGTTAACCCTGGATCGCCTTTGTCCCCCTTGGGACCAGGAGTGTTGGCGGCATTAGCCACACCAGTTTCTAAGTTGTTGAGCTTATCGGCATCAATGATGTCGCCCGTCGCCCAAGTTGTTTTCTTGTAAGCCATATTTTAATGCCTCCTAACTGGCTTTATCCTTGCCCGCTTTCGCGGTACCAACTCTAGCGCCACCAGTTTCCTCCGGCGGCGTTACTTTTTTGGGCCAAGGGCCACAAAGTAACCAGCCTTAGTATCCACTGCCTTATAATCAGCCCGGATAGCGGCTACAAAGCCTTTAGCAAAGTTGTGATATTGTTCGTAGGACAGATAAAGTTCCGCCTTATCAAACTTCTTAACAAACCGTTTAGCGTCTCCAATGAAGGCATTGGCATCACCCTGGGCACCAAACAACACATCAGAAATCACAGCCACAGGTAAGCCTAAGAACCGGCGACCTGTTGGGCTAGTTACATCTGGTTGCATCAAGTAATTACCGTTGCCATCTTTTAAAGTGTCCAAGAATTGGATACCCGACTGGGAGGCAACGATCACACCATTATTTAAGTAAGCCGGGTCCAAGTCCACGTTGATGATGTGCTTGATGTCATCTGTTGCCGCTGCGGTTTTAGCAGGAGCAGTCTTCAACAAAGCAGAAATTTGTTTGTTGTTAGTGTTCAACACTTTTTGTTCCAAAATGCTGTTGATCAACCCGGTCAAGTCTTGAGCGTCTTCGATGGATTCATTAGAAGCCCCCATCTCACCACGATAAGTCTTCAAAGCCCAGTCCACAGTGATCAAAGCCGGTTTGCCCAAGTCTGGGTTGGCCGCTAATTCTTCAACAGTTTCCAAACCGTCATCTACTTTTTCAGCAATGGCATAAGACCCGCCAGCTTGAGAGACCTTGATGACATCCACGAACTGCACTAAATCATAGGTAGTCTTAACTTGTTCTTGGGCATTATAGATGATTTGTTTAGGGATGATGGCACCAATATCTGTAGTGGTCACCCCGGCACGTACTTCACCTTTGGACTGGATAAAATCAATCAAGCCCCGTACATCTTTGTCTTCCTTGCGATTGATCACTTTCATTCTTTCTTCACCTTCACCATCTTTGGATTTTGTTGTTGGCGTCTTTTCATTTGGTGCTGAATCATCATCACCAGAGTTAGCGTCATCTAGTTTTTTCTCGATGTCGCTAACATCAGACTTCAATTGGTCAACGTCTTTTTGTAGATCTGCAATTTTTTTGTCATTATCATCCGCAGCCGAAGTCGCATCGTCAACTTCCTTTTCTGTAGTGGCCTCATCAGCAGCTCGCAAGATCTCGTTTTGCTTTTCCCGTAAAGATTCGATTTCTGTTTCTTTGGTCTTAATGGAATTACGCTTAACTTTGAGCCGTGCATTTAATAAGATTGGATTTTCCATCTTGTTTTCAACTCCTTGATCAACTTTTGTTTACGCTGTTCTAACAATTTATTTTTAAACTCATCCAGGTCCTTAGATCGTGCATCGATTTCAGTGCTTGGATAAGCGGGTAAAGCTACAATACTGACTTCAAACAATTCAACGCTTCGCAGTAGGCTGTGATACACACCGGAATCATCAAAATCGCCCTGTTCATCGTTGATAAAGAAACCAAAGGAAGCTTGACTCACATCCCCCCGGGCGACTTTTGCATAAATGGACATCGCCTCTGGGTCGTTTTGGTTCAACAAAATCTTGCCATACAGGCCATCCTCATCCTTGGTCAGGGTCAACGTCTTTGACTTGGTCCGGCCAAGGACTTTACCGGTGTCGTGGTCAAACAAAGCCCGGATATCCTGGTCATTGATATCATCAGCAATGGCATCAGGGCTGACCTGTTCTAAATAACCCGGCCAAAGCTCTGTTTCATCGTTGAATTTGACAAAATAGCCTTCTAGATACTTATTACCGTCTTCGTTTTCATCCCCATCGGCTCTAAAATTCGCCTTAAGGGTCAGCGCTGTCCGTTTCGCCATTTTCATCGGTCTCATCACCTCCCTTCAGTTTGTCCTGAGCCCCTAACTTGCTAGATGGGATATAGTTTTCCAAGGTAATCAGCTCTTCCATGTCGTCCCTTGGTTCTAGGCCGACCCACCCCCGCCATTCATTACGACCCATAGCCGTGCGGTCAACCATTTCAGCCCCAGCGGCAACAAGGTCTTTAATGTTGTACTGGTAAAGGCTGCGAGGATTGCACCGGAAAAACCATTCTGGCTTGAATAACACATCCCTGGTCAAGGTTTGAGCGATGACTTGACCCAGACCAGCGATTCGAGTATTCACAAAGTTGTTATATTCAGCTTGGCTGAAATTCCCAACGCCTAACAAGGCTGGTGGGACGCCAAACATAGCCGCCACGGTCTTCTTGTCCAGTTCAACAGATTCGTTGATGGCAATATCCTTCAGGGTTAGTGGTTTGACGTTTTGAACTTCTAACATATCCGAGGGGATCACCCACGGTTCCATGGACTTATCAGAATCAATATATTTTTGCTTGATCTTCTCCCGGCCTTCAGGACTTGCCAGTTCCTCGCTGTCGGCATCAACCTTGATAATGATGGTGGGCATGTATTTACCCCTAAAGAATTGCGCCTTTGTTCTATTGGCCTGGGCTAGGTTATCAACCAGGGTCTTTAAAATGGATTGGTAGCCGGTCCCAATCAAGGGATAGACTGGATCTGGGTTGATCATGAAGTGAACCAGCTGGTCCGTCTTATATTCCTTGTTCTTGTAGCGCACGGTCAGCTTGTTTTTGTTCTCTTCAAAGACATAAGTTATCTGAGACATATCCATGGGCCGTAACTCTGAAAGATAATCAGCGCCAGGCTCAACAATGATTTGACAAATGCTGTTGCCATCTCCGTAAAGGTATAAGTCCCGAACGATTTTACTGATCCAGGATTTACGGGTCATCCCCTTGGCTGGTTGCACATCGATCAATTGGGACAGGGCATTTAAGACCCGCTTGTCCCCCTTATCGGTATTTTCCAATAGGTTGATAGACATGTTTGAGACCAGTTCAGCAATGGTGTTAACCGCCGCTATCACTTCCGGGTTATCGGCCAAGCTGACATAAGTGTTCCCTGTCAGTAAATCCTGCCAGTTATTGGTGGACACGATACTCACGGGATTAGCGCGTTCCTGCGTTTTCTTACTTCTAAATCCAAACAAAAAATCACCTCCTTAATCGTTCAGCCATTTACTCACGTTATCTTCTAGCTTGATATCGTCTAACATCTGCACCGCCCCGAAGACTGAGGCGTCAAACAAGTCAATTCTTTGGTGCCCGCCATCTCCATCGATTTTTTCGAATTGGATCATGTCGTCAGTCTTTTCAATGGCCCGTACATTACTAACGCAGTATTCATATGCTTCCGAGTGCAAGTAATAAAAGTTCTTGTTCTTGGTCTGCATTTCAATCCGGCGGAACCCTTCAGATTTCTTATAGAAATATTGGGGCTGGTCCACTATTTTGAAATGATTCTTTTTCATCTTCAGGAAAAACTCCCGGCCGAACTTCTTATCAAAGCCGACTTTTTTAACGTTGAAGCCGGCTTTGCGCATCTCGATAAACCAATTCACGATGTCGTCATATAAAACAGTGGCGGTATTACTCATGGTCAACCAACCATCATCTTCCCAGCCAAACAAGGGGATGCCATCTTCATTGGCCTTTTTATGGGCATTGACTAACGGGAAAAAGGCGTGGGTTATACAGACATCCACATCTTTATAACGGCCATATAAAGCCGCAGCCGTTAAATCGTGCAGTTTGGATAAATCTGCCCCGCCGTACCATTTGATATTCAGCTTGGCCAAGTCTTCTAGGGACCAGTTGTATTTATCATCACTGGCCCGGAACTCCCCAATGTCAAAATAGGCCCGGTTAGAAGCCGTGAACACGTTCAAAGTCTTGTTAAAAAACTCTAGGCGTGTTTGGGGATCGTTCTGAGCTAGTTCCGCATCCCGTTTTAAATCTTCCAGAGAAACAGATACCCCAATGGAGGGGTTAGCCTCTTCCAAAATCCGGTCACTGGTGTAATCGGGCACGTTACCTTTTTTGTCCTGGTCGGCTTTAGAGATAAAGAAGAAATATTCCTCATCTTTGATGGTCCGTTTCAAAACTTTCTCCGCATATTGCAACCGTTGAGCCAAAAAGCCGTTGGGGATATCCCCGGCGGTTGAAATACCGATGAGCAGCTTATTTCGATAAGCCTTTTGGGCATTTTTCATCAGCGTGTATTTCTTGGCTGAGCGGAACGTGTGCAATTCGTCCAAAATCAGCAGATTACAGTTCAAGGAATCCAGTCTTTTTTCATCACTGGCCAAGGCTTGGATATAAATCGAACCATCTCTGCCAAAGTCTTTAGTGATGGAGTGTTCCGCGTTGTTATCTCGAATCCTAAATGACCCATCATGGAACCTATCTATGTTGAATTGAAGAAAACCAAAGGCTTCCATGGTCTGCTTCAAGGAATTGGCTAAGATATAAAGCTTGGAACCAGAAGGCGCCTCTAACAGAGATAGGGCAAAGCCTAAAGCCGCCGCAAAAGAAGTTTTACCATTTTTTCTGGGTATTAAAATAAGCGCCTCATGGAAGCGCCGTAGTGCCGTATCTTTCCAAAAGAACCCTAATAGGTTCACGATCACAAACTTTTGCCAGTCCAATAAGATAAAGGGTTCACCCCGTAGCGGTGTGCCGTCTAGGGCTTCACCTTGTTGATGGACCACGGTGTGTTCAATCAATTCAATGACAAAATCAGCATCAGCTGAATCAAAATCATAGTCTTTATTTTTTAAATCTCTTAAGAAGCGCTTGGCGGCCAGTATCCTATCTTCGTTAGCCACGATGGAGCCATCGATAACACCCTGAGCATAATCCAGCGCTATCTTAAAATTATTTTTGTCTTCGATTGCCGTTCCCATGTCGTGGCTTCACCTCGCTTAGAAATCGATCCAGGGCATTCGATGCGCTTTTTGATGGGTCAATCTCAACTTGGTCAGCCTTGGGATTTAATCTTAAGCGGTCCGAGTAGGTCAAAATATCTTTACGTATCGTTTCCAGGGCCGTCAAGATTGGGACCTTCCGCTGATTGGTGGCCCCGGCCTTATTCGTGTACTCCTCAGATACGGGATAGCCCTGTTCTTCATATTGTTCCGAGTACAAACGATACTGAACAATCAAGTCGGTGTAGATTTCTATCACATCACTGTATTCTGGCTTGTAATTGCCCAAGGCCTTCATTTGACGAACGACCTTCCTTTTTATCGCTTCCTTGCTGTTGGTCGCCATTTTCACACCCCACTTATGCCAGAATCCGGCGCATTTGGAAAAAGCTCCCTATCCTCGATATCCCAAGGCCCACTCTCTAAGTGACCAAAGTGGGGGGACTCAAAATATTTTTTCGGTCGGGCGCTGAGTCGGCCAACCACCCAAAATATATTTAGGTTTTAATTCTCTGGAAGTTTTTCACTTTTCTGGATTTTTATTTTTTTAAAAATTATTTATTTTTTTATTTTTAATTTATTTAAAAGTTTTATTCTTCTTTGCTGTTGTTGCTATCGTGTTCATGATAGAAGTTATCGAAGTCTTTGCGGCGCTTGCGTTGCCAATACAATCCTGGGCCAATGATCTTGTCAGTGTCGCGGTCGTGCATCTTGTTGTGAGTTGCGGCAGTCAGTGGTATCAAGTTCCAACTCTTAAGCCTTAGTTCTGGATAGTCAGTCACAGGATAGATATGATGGACCATCGTGGCAGTGATGACCTTGCCATAGCGTTTGGCTTCCTGGTCTTCGTACTTATATTGACGCATGACAACTTCACGCTTTCGCTTCCACCTGGCTGATAGATAGAACCTATGGTTAGCCATACCCCTCATCCCCTTTCATACCTATCCCCTGAAGTGGCCTGGCCTTAATAAGACCCCTATGAAAATAGGGTACCCATAATTAGGTACCCCCTTAAAACCAGGCCCCCATCTTGAAGGACCCCCATAAAAAGTGGGTACCCCTAAAAAGGTATACCCCTAAATTTATGTATTTATTTTAATTATGTGTATAATGTGTATTGACATATATGTGTATTGGGTGTATAGTATTAATTATAGAAGGGAGGACAAACCAACAGATGGTAAAGAGTAGAGACTTCAGAAAGTTGCTTAAGCAAAACGGAATTATCTGGGATGTTTCGGGAACCGGTAGAAATGACCATGATAAACTCAGGAACCCCAAGAATGACAGAACCTCAACATTCCCAAGGCATTCAGTAATCGACAACCATACGGCTGAAGATATTCTAAAACAACTTGGCTTAGGTTACCTGAAGTCACAGATTAAGAGATAGGGCTTAAAGCCCTATTTCGCATATAGAAAAAGGAGTGTATCAAATATGGTTAAAAGTTTAGTTGCCTACCCCGCTGTCTTGCGTCCCTTACATGATGATAAAGACACTTACCTGATCAAGTTCCCCGATGTTCCTTCTGCTATTTCAGAGGGCTACGGTCTGGAGAATTCTTATCTAATGGCTAGCGATGCCCTTGCCACGGCGCTCTATGATGAAAGCAAACTGCCCAAGGCTTCAAGCACCAATGCCATTGAACTGCCCACTAAAGATTCAATCGCCGTCATTGTTACCGCTGACCTAGAACAAAAGGCTAAAGAGTTCCAAAAGAAAGTCCGTAAACAGGTGACCATCTCAGCTGATTTAGCTGAACGGGCAGAAGCCGAAAATATCAACTTCTCAAAAACTTTAGATGAGGCCTTACAAGAACGCTTGGGTTAACGCCTAGGCGTTTTTATTTACCCTAAACAAAAAGCATCCCGCCGCTGGGGATGCTCATACGCATGACTATAAAGGGGTCTGACTAGTATCAATCTATTGTAGGAGGATGTAGATGCTTCAGGACTTCCCTAAATTTTTCTACACTATCATATTAACATTTAAAAAAGGTACGATGTCGGCATGAAATCGGCACGGGCTAAGCGATGTAGCTGTCAAAAAAATCATCTAACCCCCTGATTCCAAATAACATTATGCTGAGGTCTTGGATAGCTTTATTTCTTTCCTTACCCAGGACACTTTGGTCAAGATTATAATACCTAGCCAAGTTTGAAAGGGACTGTTTAGTCTCCGACAGGTAAAGACGTTCGATGATATCCCAGCGCCTTTTTTCGTAGTAGTCTCCCCGTTTGCAATACCCCTCGTAATTTTCCAGTATTAAATCGACGTAGTTCATTATCCGCTTGGTAGATATCTTGTACTTCATTAAGGCGGATAAGTCTTGATGGCCACCAGACAATAATTTATATTCATCTGGTGTGATGTCCTCTTCGGGCGCTATGGCAATGTGGGCTTTTAGTTTCCGGTATTCGCGTAACAATATCTTTGTATTACGAAGCCTGAAGTCCCGTTCCTCTTTTCGGTCAAGGCTTTTTTGCCGTCTCACTTCAGCTGCCACCTTTTTTACTAACTCGGTATCAGTCGCCATATTCTCATCCCCTTATTTCGTTGATCCTGGCTTTAAGTGCTTGCAGTAACTCATTTTGGTTATTGGCCTTACCAGCTAAGACCCGCATCACGTTTTCATCAATCGTATCCTTGGCCACAAGGTGATGAACAATGACCGGCTCTTTTTGTCCTTGTCTATCTAACCGGGCGTTAGCTTGTTGATAATATTCCAAAGACCACACTAGCGAATACCAAACAATAATGTGGCCACCCTGTTGTAGATTAAGACCGTGGGCCGCGGATTGGGGTTGTACCAATAAAATCGGTATCTTGCCAGCATTCCACTTTTCAACGTCTCCAGCCTTCACATTAAGGACCCTTGCTTCAGGAAACTGCTTTTTGATTCTCTCTAAATCATGTTTATAGTTATAAAAGACTAAGACCGACTGGCCCTGGGCCTCTTCGATGACCTGGCCTAATGCTTCCAGCTTTTTGCTATGGATAGCGTGGACTCCGCCGTCCTCGTCATAAATTGCACCGTTGGCAATCTGTAGAAGCTTATTGGCTAAAACTGCGGCATTGGCTGCCACCACATCACCATCTTTGTCTTCAAGAATATAATCCCTTTCTAAAGTCCGATATTGTTTCAACTCTTTCGGTGACAGGGTTACTTCGATAGTGTTGTTGGTTCGTGGTGGCAGTTTAAGATAATCCTTTGATTTCATGGATATGCAGATGTCAGCCAACTTTTGATAAATCCGTTCCTCGGCCCCATCGTTTAACAACCACTCATAGACCACGTGCCCACTGCCAGCCCCGGGATGAAAATACTTTTCCCGGTATTCGGTGATGGTCTTACCCAGCCGTTTCCCCTGATCCAGGAGGTACATTTGAGGCCATAGGTCCATCAGGCTATTCGGGGCTGGTGTGCCGGTCAGCCCAATAACTCTTTTCATGAACGGCCTTACCCGTTTCAGTGCTCTAAAGCGCTGGGCCTGTGAGGATTTAAAGCTAGACAACTCGTCAATTATAACTGTCTCAAAGGGCCACCGCCGTTTGTAGTGTCCCACTAACCAAACCACGCTTTCACGGTTGGTGATATAAATATCAGCCTCGTCCAGCAAAGCCTCCAGCCGTTTTTTCTCGTGACCCAGCACTAGGCTATAGGTTAAATGTTTGGTGTGGTCCCACTTTTTAATTTCATCCGGCCACGTGCTTCGGGCTACGGTCAAAGGGGCGATCACTAAAATCTTACCCGTACCCCCAAAAAGGGATATTAAATCTTCGATGGCCGTTAAACTGGATAGGGTCTTACCCAGGCCCATGTCTAGTAGCAATCCACAATAGGGATGTTCCAGTATCCATTGAACACTGTATTTTTGATAGGGATGTAAATTAGCTTCCAAGTTACCACCACTCATCTAATCTTAAATCTGTTTGCACCCCATCTAAGACCTCGTCCAAAGCTGTATCCACCTCAGACTTGTTATAGCAAACATAAACCTCTTGGCCCTGTTTCCGGATTTTATTGATCTGATATTCTTGATTTCGTCTCAAATTACCATGTGCCTGCTTCAATTCGAAAAATACACACTGGCCATAAACCAGGACGATCCTGTCAGGCACTCCCCTGATTCCTGGGGCGACCCATTTATAGGTCAAGCCACCCCGTTTTTTGACCTGATCAATTAGATAACTTTCCACCGTTCTTTCCAGTTCCATTTTTTGAGTTCCTCCTTAATGTCCCGTTGTCCCACTTTTTTCGAAAAGTTTTATATACTTTTAGTAATCACGTTTCTATACCTATACATATATATTTATACTTTTAAATTTCTTATAAGGTATAAAAAAGTGGGACAATGGGACACACCTATTTGAAAAGCTGATGTATCAACCTTTGTGGCTGTCCCACTTTTTTTGGAATGTCCGACATTTTGGGATTATGTCCCACTTTTTTCGTTGTTTTTTCGTTTGGGATATTCAGATGAGTCGTTCCCATTTAAATGAGTTGCCCACTTTTTTGGCGTGTCCCACTTTTTGTCCGACTTTTTCCCCACTTTTTTTTAAATGTGGGACTAATCAAAATCATTGATTTTGGGTTGAATGCCGATCCAACTGGTGACCCGTTGACCGCTAACTTCAATCTTTCTACGTTTAAATCCGAGTTCCTCAATACGTTGGTAAAATTTGTACTTCCCCAGGGGCTTTTCCCCGGCCTCATCACTTGCCTGCTGATAAACTAAATAGAAGTCTTCCACAGCAATGTGATACTTTTCGCCAACATTGCAGTTCTCTTCGATAAATCTGGCTACCTGATCATTACCTTTAAGCCAATGGGCTAATTCGTCATTCATCGCCCCTGTCACGGTAAACCCGTTCTGTTTCAGGGCCCGCCGTAAACCGGCCATCGCTAAGTTGAATATACCTGGTAACTCTTTTAGCATTTGAGAATATGGCAATTCCTTTTTGACGGCATTCGTTACTTTTTTATCAACCTTTAGGATTATCGCCCGCCGCTCTAAGCCACCGCTAAAGTCCCGCATTGGGGGTAAAGCATTCATGGCAAAATTCAGCTTGGCAAAATTACTAAAACTCAATGGTTGTTCAAACTTAACATCGGCGTACACCGTATCTTCACCAGTCATTATTTTTAGCGTTGACCCATCCCCTAAAAACTCAGGCTTGGCATCGGTATCAAAGTTAGCAGTCTTTTGGTATAGATTGGCTGCGGCGAATTGCTTGGTCATCAAGGCTTCTAACGTTACTGCTGAAAAGCTTTGTGTCCCAATCATCTCTTTTAGGATATTGAACAGGGTTGATTTACCGGTCCCGCCACTACCATAAAGGAATAGCATCTTTTGAATGGAATAAGCCCGATAGAAATTGTAGCCAAACCACTCATAGATAAATGGCTTGTGCTCCGCGCCTACTAACCACTCAATATAACTGTCAAACGTATCTGCCCTGGCTTTAGTGTCGTATTTGATGGGATGACTGATACGCCCGTGTAAATCTGGGTCAAACTCAGGTACAAAGCTATCCGTCGCCAGGTCATAGACCCCATTGCTTAAAATCAATTTGTTTAGGTCGCTGGTGGGGAACTCTTTACTAGTGACAATAATGTTCTGCACTGAGGCCACCGTCTCACGTACCGGGCTTATCTTAGCCAGCTTTCGTAAATACTTATTAGTGATCAACCCTTTTAAATAATCCTCGGCATCCGTGCGCCAGATACCGGTATCCTTATCGTAACGAATGAACTCTTTACCGTTGTAGTAAGTTGGCAAGTCCCTATTGATGTGTTGGGCTAACAGGTATGGGTTGATGACTGGATTACCTAAGGCGTTAACACTCAACCAGTCCTCCAGGTCTTCTTGTTCCTCAGGGTCATCGCTGAATTCTTCCTGAGCCTCGCCAATTTTTTCTTTGGCCCATTCGGCTTTGACCCGTTTATCCTCTAAAGCAAAATCCATCATAGCTTTATAGCTCGGTAACGTTGTGACGCTGGCCCCGTCTTTGGCTTTATCATCTAAGCCGCCAAACTTGTGGAGCCTGACCAGGTCAAAAGCGTTTGTCAGCATGTCCCCAGTGGGGTCGGTGCCGTGATGGCTATAGGCAAACTTGTCATCATATAACACTAAACCCGCGCTGGTGGTCCCAGCGGTATAGGTGTAGCGGTCATCGTGGCTAGTAGGCTCATAGGTGTCCGGTAAAAAGGTATCGATGACACTCTTGATATCGTAGGTCCGGTTAAAGGCACCAACGACGCCGGGCTTGGTCAACGGGTCGCCGGCCTTCTTGGCTTGGGTCTCATGAACTGAGTGCTCTCGGCTGCTCACCGGCCAGAAACTTGAGTCGCGCCAGTCTTCATACTGGCCTAAGATTTCATCTGGATCCAGGAGCGGTCCATCTTCATAACGGAAAAAGTATGGGGCGTTGATGCTATGGCTGGCCCAAAACATCAATCGTTCCGGCTGATAGGTGGTGTCGTCAAAGCTGTCCATCCCAAACATCTGGGCTACCTTACGGGCCAGAGGGACGTACTCATCAGGCGTGACCAGTCGCTTTAGGGGGATGATTAATCTGATACGGGGATTTTTTGTCGTGTAACTATGGGTAGAATAAGCGGCGACCGCGCTATCAAATACCATTGTCACGTCTTCCCAAAGACCGGGCTTAGGGAAATCCGCGTCTAGCGTGATCATGCTGCGGGACTGGACGGCGTCGGCTTTGCGGCGGCCCTGTTTTAGAAAACCGCCAACATAACCGCCCACATCTTTGATATCGTCCCGCTGGCCTTTAGACATTTTAAAATACTCTTCCTGGGTCTCCTGGGTAATGGTCGGGGTAGTTAGGTGCTTTAGAAAATCAGCCCAGGACATTTCTTGATTATGCCATTTTTTCGTTAACTTGTTGGGCGCCGTGGCCAGGTTCAGCAACGGGTTAGAGATTAATTTTTTAGTTACTTGTTC